CTCGTGTGATTTTCAAAGGCACCGACCTGTACAATGCCATTTCTGGGCCCATTTTTAATGAGCTCATGACCAGGTTTGACAGGTGCCTTAATCGCATGAATGGCAAATGGCAGTTTAGAACCAGTTACAAAAAGGTTCCCGAAGAGTATGTTCCTTTCGTAGAGAAGCGCGAAGAAGGAGAGTACTGGGTTGAGGCGGATTTCAGCAGTAACGATAAGTTTCAATGTTCAGACGTCCAGTTGTTAGAATTGTCATTAATGCGTGTATTGGGATGCCCAGAATGGTTCGTCAGACTTCACATGAAGACTAACCATTTTCAAGTCAAGAATTCCAAACACGGCATTAAGGCAACACTTGATAACCAACTTCCAACTGGCGCCACAGACACAACATTCCGCAACACGTTTTGGAACGGTTGCATTTTGTGGGCTGTTTGCAAAAGACTGAAGATAGAGAAAGTTCGAGCTCTGTTGATGGGCGACGACATGCTTGCTTGCATGCTGGGTAGAACAGAATACCTCACCAAAGTTTACACATCAGTTGCCTCTGAGGCGTTGATGGAAGCCAAGGTTAAGAGGCACGAATGTTTATACCAGGCAACTTTTCTCAGTAAAGTTTTTGTACCCACACGCATGGGCTACCATCTTGTTCTGCCTTTACCAGGCAAGAGCATTGGTAGGTTCAATGCTAGGGCTAACAAAAACAGTCAAGTTACTGATGAAGGTTACATGTTAGGCAAGGCTGTTGGCTACGCTTATGAATTCCGATTCTATCCGACAATTTGCGCGATATTTGTCGAGAGAGCTAAGATGGAAGCACCCTTTGTTGAAAAACAAGTCCAAGTTGGAGACGAAATCTCTTGGAATGCCAAAACAGCAGGAGTTACGCTAACGAACATCACTTCTAAGATAAACAACCACGTCAAAAATGGTGTTGTCTTGTCAGATGATGATTTCTTAGCTTTCTGCTGGGAACGGTATAATTGCATGGGTTCTGACGTTGTAGATTTGTTTAGGCAAATTGCGCTCAATCGAAAGTCACGCGATGAAAATCAACTCGATGTTACTGGTGTTGTTGTTACGAAGGTCATGGGAATGGACGTACTATGACCTGCCAAGTTGCCTGGCTGATGATCGGGCACTCGGCTTACGGGCCGTAACCCCAAC